GACGTGTGCTCTTCCGATCTGCTAAATATAATTTTTTAGACACCTATATTTTAGCACAGGTGAGAAAAATTGTAAATGAAATTTAGTTGTTTTTAAGCATTTAAAAGTCCTCGTAATGGATATTAACAACTCAACGAAAGAATTATAAAGGTAGCAATATGAGCAGTAAGAAAAAGAACAGCTATATAGACTATAGCTATGATGATACGTTTGAAGATCCTTTAGACATGGCTAACGAAAGTCTAATAGAAAAGTTATTAGAAAGTGGATCTGTTAAAAGTGTTTATGCAACTAAAACTATTAAAGCTGGTGAACAGTTTGAAATAGAGATATACCCAGAGTTTACAAAAAAAGAAAGTAAATTATACAAATTAAAAAAGATAAACAAGGCACAAAGAAATTTAAATGATAGATACGCTAGAAAAAGAGTAGAAAGATTAATCAATACTAATTTTTCTAAAAATGATTTATGGATAACTCTTACATATTCTAATGATCATTTACCTGCTTCATTAGACGAAGCATTAAAAAATATAAAAAATTACATAAGAAGGATCAATTATAAAAGAAAAAAGTTAGGCTTAGAAAAAGCTAAATACATCTATGTTACAGAGCATAGCAAAGAGAAGAAAATACGGTGTCACCATCATTTGATAATGGACGGTGGGTTAAGTATGGACATTGTGGAAAGTATGTGGAAATGTGGAAAACGCAATAATGTTAGAAAAGTTGATCCAGATGAAAACGGGTTAAGTGGATTGGCTAATTACCTGGTAAAAGACCCTAAAGGGAGTAAACGCTGGTGCAGTAGTACTAATTTAAAGAAACCGAAAGAAAGTAAAAGCTACAGAAACTTTAAAGCAAGTCATGTTAAGAAGTTTGTTAGAACTCCGGAAATTATCCAGCAGAGAATGGAACACAAGTATAAAAATAAAATCTATTTGAGACATGAAATTAGATATAACGAAATAAACGGTAGATTTTATATTTATGTTCGTATGCGTGAAAGGAGAAAGGAATGAAAAAGAGCGAGATCAAAGAAAAGATAAGACCTTATCTTCTGGAAGAAAAACTAGACGAGAAAGCAGAAAGAACACAGAAACAGTATGAAAGAGTAATAACAATGTTTGTTAATTCTTTGAAAAATGAAGAAGTTACTAAAACTGATTTAATGGAGTTTAAAAGTTATTTGATAGATAACTATAAGCCTAAAACTGTTAGCAATTATATTGTTATTGTTAATAAATTTATCAAGTATCTGGAGCTTACAAGTAACGGTGATAATGATTTTGATTTTGACAAACTGAAAAAATATTACTCTAAGCAGACTTTGAAAAACATAAAAATTCAGCAAAAGGCTTCATTAGATGAAGTTTTAGAGCCAGAAGATTTAAAGCGTATGTTAAGAATGGCTAAAAGGAAAGACTATGAAATGTATTTGATCATGAAAATATTTTCTTTTACTGGCATACGTGCTGGAGAGCTTAAGTTTTTTACAGTAGAGAATATAGCAAGTAATTATATTGAGGTAAGAAACAAAGGAAAGATACGTGAAATAATATTGCGCCAGGATCTAAGAAAAGATCTATTAAACTACTGCAAAGATAAAAATATTACTTCTGGCTATATTTTCAAAGGAAAAAAAGATGAAACTATGTTACATCATACAACTGTTTACAACCGTTTAAAAAAGGTTGCTGGAATGTGCCGAGGTATAAAAATAGACAAGGTACACCCTCATAGTTTTAGGCATTTATTTGCTATTAAGTTTATGCAGGAGGGTGGAGATATTAGTGAGCTTAAAGATATATTAGGTCACTCTAGCATTGATACAACAAGTATTTATACTAGAACCACTGCTAAAATGAAGCGTAAAAGATTAGAAAAGATGAAATATTAAGAAAGGATTATTAGAAAGAAGTATGAAAGAAATTAATTTATTATCACTTTTTAGTGGGATTGGAGCTTTTGAAAAAGCATTAAATAAATTGGAAGTAAAATATAATTTAGTTAATTATTGTGAAATAGATAAATACGCATCTAAAGCCTATTCAATGGTGCATAAGTGTAGCGAAGATAAAAATTTAGGTGATATAACAAAAATCGATACAACAGCATTACCAAATGATATTGATTTAATTACATATGGTTTCCCTTGCCAAGACATAAGTTTAGCTGGAAAACAAAAAGGCTTTGAAGCAGATGGCGAGAGAACAAGAAGTGGGCTATTCTTTGAAGCGTTGCGAATTATTGAAGATACAAAGCCACGCATTGCAATCGCAGAGAATGTGAAAAACCTTACCTCTAAGAAATTTTCGAAAGAATTTGATATTGTTCTAAGTTCTTTAGAAGAAGCGGGATATAACAACTATTGGAAAGTATTGAATGCAAAAGATTTTGGTATTCCGCAAAATCGTGAACGTGTATTTATAGTATCTATCAGAAAAGATTTGGATAATGGAATGTTCAAGTTTCCTGATGGGTTTGAACTTCAATTAAGATTAAAAGATATGCTAGAAGATGAAGTTAATGAAAAGTATTACTTGAGTGATAAGATGCTTGAATATATTTCAGCAAACAATGAAAAGTGGACTGGAAATAATGATAAATCATTGGTAAATAAATCTATTGCATCCACATTAAATACGGGTGAAGGACATAGAAGATGTGATGCTTCTAATTATATTGTTCCGAGTTTAAATGATGATGATATTGATTTAAAAGTAATTAGAGAATATAGACAACCTTGTATTGAAATCAAAGAGGCAACTAAAAAAGGTTTTAAAGAAGCATATGATGGTGATGGTATTTATTTGAATAGACCACATCAAAAACGTGGTGTAGTACAACATGGAATGATACAAACATTAAAAACTAGTGGTAATGATGTTGGTGTTGTGGTTAGTGAACCTGAAATTATAAGAGTAGGAAAAACTAAAAGCGGTGGGCAAAGAAGTGAAATTATAAGTGGTGAAGGTATTTCAAGTTGTTTATCTGCTACTGATTATAAACAACCAAAACAAATTGAAAATAATTTAAGAATACGTAAATTAACACCTTTAGAGTGTTTTAGATTAATGGGGTTTGATGATGAAGATTTTAATAAAATTACAGGAATATCAAATACACAATTATACAAACAGGCTGGTAATTCTATTGTTGTTGATGTATTAGCTAATCTATTTAGAGAAGTATTTATAGCTGTTGACTTTGAAATAAAAAATAATGTAGTAGCTTATGAGCAGACAGTGCTAGATGATTATATAAAAGAAGAAGTTAAAGATACACCGGTTGTTGTTACTGTAAAAGAAGCTAGTGTTAGCAGTAAAAATATGATCTTGTGGGAAGATTTAGATACCCTGGTGGGTAAACCTCTGTATGATGGAAATATAAAACAGTGGCGAATATTGAGCGAATACAGAAGAAACAAAGAAGGTTATTATGTAGGCTTTACAGATACAAATAAGCTAGTAAAACTTGATATTAATAATACACATTTATATAAAAATGAAATTGCATAAAGAAGGAGTTAAAAATGAGCGAAGAATGGAAGAAAGAACTATTAACTAAGTATTTTATGGCAACATTCAACTTTACAAAAGTAGAAGCAGAAAATGTAATTAAACAGTATTTTAAAGATGAAATAACTTTAGAAGAAGAAAAAGTTAAAGAAGTTATATTATTCTAGGTGCCTTTAAATATGGCAATGGGTAGACCGAAACAACATTTTTTATTGTTGGATATTAACGATATTACATTAGTATGCGGTTCAATGTACAGTGATGAATTAGTAAGATTGTTAAATATAAGGCATAATATCACCTCAAAAAGATTATAAAACAGGTATAAAAACAAGTAAATAACGGATTAAAAAGTATCAAAAGTTTTTTATCAGTAAAACAGCTTGAAAGCGTTGGTATTATTAGGGTTTAGAGGTACTGAATAAATCGAAATAATACAGGGTTATCTTGATAGTGAAAATAGAGCAAAGAGAGGTAAAACATGGAATTTATAGAGTTTGTTGAGAAGTTTGTAGAGTTGAAAAATATAAATTTATTACCTTATCAAAAGGAGGTTATAAAACAAATATCACAAGCAATAAAAGAAGGAAAAGAAATAAAGATATATTGTTTAGCGAGCTATGGTGAGTCATTTTATAAGGAATTATTAGAAGCATATTATAAAGAATTAAAAGGAATGAAGGTAAATAGAGTAAGTAAACTAAAAAGAAAAAATACGAATTTTATTATGCTAATAGATGAAATACACGAAGTACCGGTATTTTTAAAAAAGAAAATGAATATTGATACAGAAAAGGAAGTGAAAGATGATGATTGCTTATGCAATAAGGAATAAAAAAGATGGTAGATTTGTATTT